GGGTGACTGGATTTGACATGATGAAAAGGATATAATGAAGTTCAACGCATAACAGGCGAACATGTTGAAATGGCAATGGCTGCTTAATAAAGTACCCATACCCAACGGTAGAAGAAGCATACCGTATAAGCTTCGGAGGGATGAGGTAAATAGTTATTTGGATTATCTAGTATATTTTCATATATTTATAATATATGGTAAATTTAGATAATATATTCTCATTATTTGGTTCTAATGATGATTTAGATGGTGGGGATAATACTACTACTTTAATAGATTTTAAGAATACCCCTGTATATTGGGTTGGGATGTATAAAAAGTTAATATTAAACCATATGAATTTTAATAAAAAAATTATTAAATTCTTTAAAAAGTCTAATGAAGAATTAGATATTGAGGATATTAAAGAAGCCGGAGAATTTGTTACATATAATAGAGCTTGGTCCTATATTAAAAAAATTGATATTAATAATAAAGAACATACAAAAGCAATTAATACTTACTCAGATGAGTATTTAGATACTTCCTTAAAATTAGGCATAAATTTTTTTATAGAAACAGAAGAATATGAGAAATGTGCACATCTCCAAAAAATTCTCAATTCTTTTTCAGAGTAGTTTGGATACCATAGTTATTTTATATATCTTGGATATAAATTAATATTAGGTATTAAGGTACAAATGTTAATATGAGATAATATGAGATAATAGAGATAGTAGAGATAAAAAATATAGAACATACCAACATACTAAAAAATAAGAATTATGAGACAAAAAAACACATGCATAAGATTAGTTGATAAACTAGATGGTGATTTTAAAACATTACTATATATATTAAGTAGACCTAATGCAGATGCAAAAGAATTTAAAGATGTTATTGAAAAGTTACAAGATACATCATCAGATTTAAGAAGATTTATTGAGCGTGAAAATGAAACAATGTAATTAATTAAAAATAAAAGTTATGAAATTATCAGCAGAACAAATCCAGTTAAATTGGGAAGTATTTATTAATAATATAGAAACCCATATTAAGGGAGATAGAAAAGAGAAATTATTAGAATTCTATAATAAATTCCAAAATCGTCTTATATTAATGCCCGCGGCTCATAAAAAAGAGTATCATAATGCTTTTCCAGGTGGTTATATTGACCATGTTAATAGAGTAGTTAAAGCTGCTTTATCAATGTCAGCTTTATGGGAGGGGTTTGGTTGTGATATGAATACATTTACCCAAGAAGAATTAGTATTCTCAGCTATTAATCATGATTTAGGTAAAATGGGAGATGAAGAACAGGATTCATATATTCCTCAAACGGATAAATGGAGGAGAGAGAAATTGGGAGAAGATTATGCTTTTAATAATAAGGTTCCATTTGCATCAGTACCAGATAGGAGTTTATTCTTACTTCAATCTCATAATATTAAGTATAATTTTAATGAAATGGTAGCAATTCAAACTCATGATGGTTTATATGATCCAGCAAATGATAAATATTTAAAAGGATGGATGCCAGAACAAAAACCAAGAACATCTCTACCTTTTATATTACATCAAGCAGATATGATGGCAGCCCGAATTGAATTTGAAAAAGAATGGTTACCTAAATTTAAAAGCGATTATCAAAAATCAGATAATTTTAAAATAAAAACAAATAAATCAACAAAATCTAAGGCACTAGGTTCAATATCTAGTCCTGGGTTGAAAAATATGTTAGATAATTTATAATATGGAAACAATAGCAATATCAACTCTATCAGCTCTAGTAATAGTATTAATATTTTCAGTAGCGAATTTAATAAGAAAAAATGAAAAACAAGAGGATATATTAGTAGAATATATGAAATATCTTAATAAAATATCTAAAGCAATAGAAATATCAGATAAAAAATTAAAAAAATTAGATTCACAAGGTAGATTTGAAAGTGATGATGAAATAGGTTTCTTCTTTAAAACAGTTATGGTTATACAAGGTATGTTAAACGAATTTAAAATAAAAGATATCTAACCCATAATCCATGGATAATATAATAAGGGCAGCAAAGAAGAAAAGACAAAAAAGAAATTATTTTACACAAGAAACAGAAAATGCTATAGTTGCTTATAATAAAAGTGATGATAAAGAATTTAAGAGTGCAATATATTCTCGAGAAATACATTATCCTTTTTATAAACTCACCCAAAATATAATTCATACTTTTAAATTTTATTACACAGATGGAGTTGAAAATTTAGAAGATTTACAACATGAAATTATAGTATTTCTATTAGATAAAATCCATTTATTTGATGTTTCAAAGGGTGCAAAAGCATATTCTTATTTTGGGACTATAGTAAAAAGGTGGTTAATAGTTTATAATCAAAAAAATTATAAAAAGAAAATCGAATCCGTTGATATAGGAGATATATCCAACCATCAGAATTTAGATTTAGGAGATAATACTTTTAATATATCTAATTCTATAATAGACCAATCTTCTAAAAAATTTATAGAATCTGATTTGGATTTTGGAGATGAATTATATGTTCAAGGATATAAGGAAGGAGATAGATTATCAATTTTTATAGATTTATACGTAAAATATATAACAGATAATATTTATATATATTTTCCTAAAGAATATGATGCCCAAATAGCTGATTGTATATTAGAGTTATTTAGAAAAAGAGATGCTATAGATGTATTTAATAAAAAGGCTCTTTATATCTATATTAGGGAAATGATTGATGTAAAAACACCCAAAATAACTAAAATAGCTAATAAATTACATAAAATATTTAAAGAAAAATATTTAGTATATCATGATAAGGGTTATTTCCCATATTAATATTTAAATCTACTAATATTTATAACTAAAAATTATGGGGCAATTAGATTCAATAATATTTGGTAATAAAAANTTTTCAGATATTCTATCAGAAATATACGAAAACCAAACAACAAAAAAAATACAAATTTCATCCTTAATAAGTGAATTAAAACCTTTAATTCAAGAAATAGGAGATGCTACTTTAATAGTACCTTTAATAAAGGAATATTTAGAAATTAGCGTTAAAAATGATGAACAATTAATAAAAATGGCTACTATTATCCAACGTGTAGTTAATAATGTTAATGATGATGGGGGATTAGGTATTTCCGAAGAAGAAAAATCTGAATTATTAGCTGAAATGGATAAATTAGAAAGAGTATCAAAAGATTTAAAAAATAATAAATAGTGGCTAGAATACCTACAGGTTTAAGTTCATTAAGACCAAAATCATCATCTTCTCCTAAAACACAAGAAATAAAACCAGTTAGGGTTAAATTTGTTTTACTAAACGAAGATTCTTATCCTACAACTTGGAAAGAAAATGGAGAATATGCTGGTATGGGGGGTATATTATTTGAAGAATTAAATAATCCTGCTACATCTGCTATAGAGACATTAAGTTTCGCTCTTCCTCTCTATTCTAATATTAAATTTTTACCACTAGTAAACGAAATTGTATATATAATAAATTTACCAAACCCAAGTGCTCAACGAAATGTAAGCGGAGGAAAACAATATTATTATTTTCAAACAATTAATATATGGAATAGTATACATCATAATGCTTTACCTAATTCATTAGCAAATGAACCTACTAATGCCCAAAAATATGAAAGTACTGAGGCAGGAGTTGAAATACAAGCAGATATTAGCATAGATGATATTAATTTAGGTTTAACATTTAAAGAAAGAAATGGAATTAGAAATTTACAACCCTATGAAGGAGATATTTTAATAGAAGGAAGATGGGGAAACACTATAAGATTTGGAAGTACAGTTAATAATAGCAACCCACCTAATCCCTGGTCTAATAATGGGATAAATGGTGAACCTATTATAATAATAAAAAATGGACAAACCGAAACAGGAGATGATCCTTGGGTAACACAAGTAGAAAATATTAATACAGATAAATCATCTATTTATTTAACTTCTAATCAAAAAATCCCTATTGAGGGGGCTGCTATAAATTATAAATCTTATGATACTCCCCCTGAAAGTCCTAATGAATATGTTGGGGAGCAAGTACTAATAAATTCAGGAAGATTATTTTTTAATTCAAAAAAAGATTCTATATTATTAAGTGCACAAAAGTCAATTAATTTAAATACAAATGATTCTGTTAATATAGATTCAAAAAATAAATTTGTAGTAGATACAAGAGAAGTTTATTTAGGAAGTAAAGATGCTACAGAACCTATTATTTTGGGTAATAAATTTTTAGCTGATTTCCAAAAATTACTAACAAATATGATTTCACTAACATCAGCATTAGGAACAGTTGGTACACCCATTCCATATACACCTAATACCGCTGTGGCTCAAACAGCAACTAAAGTAGGATTACAAGCCCAAACTATGTTAACATCAATAACCTTTTATAAATCTAAAACATCTAAAACTTTATAATGGCATTAGCGGGATTTATATCAAAAATAGTTCAAAGTATAACTAGAACTACATTTCAATTTAATAAAACTTTAGATGTATTAATGGATAGACTTAAAGATGGTTGCCCCACAACCCCAGAATTAAAATCTTTAATTAACCAAAAAAATCAAATTAATGGTGCTATACAACAAATTCAACAAAAAATAATAACACTAAATAAAGTAGCAGCTGGGTCTGAAATAGCAGCTGATGCTTTAAGTAAAGGAAAAACTTTAATAAAACAAATCCCAATCCCATCATCAGTACCTCCAGGAGTAGGTTTACCTTTAAGTATAATGAATAATTTTTCAGATGCTCTTGATAATTTAGGTACTTTAATTGATAAAGAAAAAGCATCCTTAGATTCAATACCTGAAGCCTTAGATTTAATAAGTAAAGATGTTGGAGAAGTAATTACTAAATTAAATGAATTTAATGTTGCTATAAATATTTGTGCAGAAAAAGATCCTAATTTAAATGAAGATGATTTAATTGATGCAGCAAAATTAATAGATACTAATTTTGTAGAAGTATTAACTAATGAAGATTTAGAAAAATTACTAAATGAACCCCCAGGATTATTATATGGTGATTATTATTTAAGATTAAATTATATTAATAGTGAATTTTCATTTGATAAAAAACAAATAATAGCTCAAAATAAAAAATCAGTTCCTCCACCAGGAGAATTTTATAATGAAAATGCAGCCATAGAAGAATTATTTGGTGATGAATCTTTTTCATCATCAAATGTTGTTTTAGTAGACGAAATGAAATGGACAATTGATATTAAGGATTTAATATTTCCACCACCACCACCAACTGAAGATCCTCTAAAAGCTATTTATAAACAAGGACAAATAACTTTATTAATGGCTATATATCAAGCAAGTAAAGAAGAAGCAGAGGAATTATATGAATTAGCTTGGCATCATTCACAAAATAGAGGTATTAGTAATTCAAATTATGATAAATTAGTTGAAGATGCTTTTAATAATTCTAGAACTATTTTAGAACAAGCAGTTGCCACTATAGGGGATAAATGGAAGGATGGGTATATAATTTTAGATTCAACAATTAAAAATTTATTCTTAGGAGGTATTGAAGATGAAAGTGAACAAAAAAGTTATATAAGTTTAATAAAAAAACAAGCAAGTGATTTAAGAAATCTAGCAAATGAAGTAGGTGGTAATTTTAACTCTCATAGAAAAATTTGGAATAATGAAGATGATTTTGAACATACAGCAAAATTATACTCATATTCATCTAGATTACGCATTACTTCCAACAATGATTTAGATATTTCTCCTGACTTAGGACCTTTTGAAAATTTAAGACCTGAAATAAAAAGAAGAACACGTGCTAATCAATCTATATTTGAAGAAGCTAATTACTTAAGTTTACAAAATCCAAAAATTTCATTTAATGATCCTTTAGCATCATTTTTTCGTGTAAAGGGATATGGATATAATACACCCATTATTAATGGATTGCATATTGTTGGGGATTCAAATACTCCTATTACATTTAATGAAGTTGAAGAATTATGGGAATTAGAAAAAGATTTACAATATGATTGGTTTTATAATAATATAATTCCTAATGTTGACCCAATGGAAACAGCTAATGGAGTATTTACTCATTTTGCTAATGGAGATGATGGAAATTTCCTTGCTTACTCTAAAACTCAATTATTCTTAAAATTAAGAACGGCTATGGGAAGTAATTGGTATAATTCAAAAGCATCAGAAACATCAGAATTATCTTTTTGGTATTTACAAAATGTAAATTCTCAAATCACCAATGATTATAATGACCCAAATAAAAATTTAGATTCAAGTGATAGATGGTATTTTGAATTTGGTAAAAATGGCTTACATATACCAACTGGATCATAATTGATATAAAAAACAAAAATTAATAATATTTATAATAAAACTAAAAATGAAATTAACAGAATTAAAAAAGATATTAAAAGAAACTGTTAGAGAAGTAATACAAGAAGAATTAAAAGATATACTTTTAGAGGCGGTAAAATCACCAAAGGTAGTTACACAAACACCCATAATGGAATCTTTTACACCAACAATATCTCAACCCTCTCCTACTACTCCCATAATGTCATCTCAAGATAAAAGAGATGCTTATAAAAATATCTTAGGAGAAACAGCAGCATCTTTTAATACTAATAATGCCCAATCTTTCAGACCTAATCCCGGGATGGATGTTGCTAATGGTTCATTACCTGAAGGAAATGTTGGTATGGATCAAATAATGAATTTAATGAATTCTAAATAATGGCTAGAGTAATAAATAATGTTTTTCCAACAGTTAATAGTGGTAGTGTAGCTTTAGGTTTTAGTTTACCTATGTCTGGAAGAGCAGTATTTAATCCAACCTATACTTCTAGAGAAGTAGTTAAAACTAATTTAATTAATTGGTTACTAACAAATAGAGGAGAAAGAGTATTTAGACCTAATTTTGGTGCAGATTTGAGAGCATTGTTATGGGAGGGAATAAACGAAGGAACAACAAATGCACTTGAAAGTAGAATAAAAGATAGTATTGCATCTAACTTTCCTTCAATACAAGTTAAAAAATTAAGTTTTGATAATCAACCTGATTCAAATACTATAAACTTTATTTTAACTTATTCAATTATAAATATGGGAGCAGAAGATGAAATTAATATAGCATTACAATAATGGCAAACTTACAAAGAAATATAAAATATACTAATAGGGATTTTAATACATTTAGAAATGCTTTAATTGATTATTCAAAAACTTATTTTCCCAATACATTTAATGATTTTTCATCTGATTCAACAGGAATGTTATTTATTGAAATGGCTTCATATGTAGGAGATGTTTTATCATTTTATTTAGATAATCAAATACAAGAAACATTTATACAATACGCTAGACAAGAAAAAAACTTATTTGATTTATCCTATATGTTAGGTTATAGGCCAAAAGTAACAACAGCAGCAACAGTCGACATTGCAATGTACCAACAACTACCAGCAAAAGTAATTGGTACTTCATATGTACCAGATTTTGATTATGCCCTAAAAATACCAGAAAATTTTCAATTAACTTCAAATGAAAATTCTAATATTAAATTTATAACTGAAGATGTCTGTGATTTTTCTGTTTCATCATCACAGAATCCAACAGAAATATCAATTTATTCATTAAGTGGAACAGATCCTGATAGATTTTTATTGAAAAAAACTAGAAAAGCAATATCAGGAACAATTAATAGTACAACGGCAACATTTGCTACACCATCAAAATANCCAGTTGTTGACATTAATAACTCTAATATAATAAGTGTATTAGATTGTTTTGATACTAGTGGTAATGAATGGTATGAGGTATTAAATTTAGCACAAGATATGGTGTTTACTACCAAAATAAATGCTAGTTATATGGATCCTAATGCAGTTCAAGATGATGCTCCAAATTTATTAAACTTAAAACAAGTACAAAGAAGATTTACATCAAGATTTTTAAATTCAACTACCCTTCAATTGGGGTTTGGTGCTGGAACTGTAAGTGATACTGATGAAGATATAGTCCCAAATCCAAATAATGTAGGGACAGGTTTAGCATTTTCTAAAGATAAATTAACGGCAGCATATTCTCCTTTAAATTTTATGTTTACAGATACTTATGGGATTGCACCGGCAAATACAACATTAACCATTAGATATTTAACAGGAGGAGGTTTAGAATCAAATGTAGCTTCGGGTACATTAACTAATTTTTCTCCTTCTGGAGTAGTATTTGTAAACCCTAACATCTCAAACTCAACATTAGCTAATACTATATATTCATCAATTGCAACTAACAACATTTTATCCGCAGATGGGGGGCAAGATGCTGATACAATAGAAGAAACTAGGCAAAATGCTTTAGGAAATTTCCAAAACCAACTACGTACAGTAACACAACAAGATTATTTAATTAGAGCTTTAAGTATGCCTGCAAATATAGGTACTATTGCAAAAGCATTTGTTCAACCCACTAAAGTAGCAGAATATGGTATTGGAGAATTACCTACTATTTTAGATATGTATGTTCTATCTTATAATGCAAATAGACAATTAAGAACAGCTTCATCAACATTAAAACAAAATTTAAAAACTTATTTATCTGAATATAGAATGATAAATGATTCTATAAAAATAAAAGATGCTTATATAATTAATATAACGTGTGAATTTGATATAATAGTATTACCTAATTTTAATAATAATGATGTAATTTTACGTTGTATAAATACTTTAACTACATATTTTGATATAGAAAATTGGAATATTAATCAACCTATTTTATTAAAAGATCTAAGTATTCTTTTAGATAAAGTTGAGGGTGTACAAAATGTTACTAATGTTTTAATAAAAAATATAGCAGGAGCAAGTAAAGGATATAGTGATTATTCTTATGATTTAAATTTTGCAACTAATAAGGGCATTATTTACCCATCAGTTGATCCAATGGTATTTGAATTAAAATATCCTCAATCTGATATTATAGGTAGAGTAGTACCATTATAAAAATAAAAATATGAAAGGAAATAATATTAAAGCTGAAGGATTATTAAAATTATATAATAATAAATTTATAACCAAAGGAGACAGAGGAATCACAGGACCTGGTACACCCGCTGGTTATTTAAGTAGTAATCCTGGACCTATGCCTCCTGTACAATCACCTTTAGAAGAAGAATATGATACAGTAAGAGAAAATCAAACCATAGATGGTACTTCGATTGATGGAGGATCAACTAATGATCCTGCATCGGGTTTTGAACAAAATTATAACTCAGAAAATCCTTACTATACAACTCAAGAAGGAATTGTAAGAGCCAGAGAGGGTCGTACTGTTCAGATTAAGACAAATCCATTATCTGATACTTTAAAAGTAACTGCATTAGATATTGAAAATTCTGAAGCAGGAGTAGAACAAGGAGGATTTGGTGGACCTAATAGAACATCAGCTGCAAATGGAGAAAAATCTTCGTTTTTAGATGGTGGTAGTTATAAAAATTTAAGATATCCTACAAGAGCAAAATTCATAGATACTGAAGAAAATTCAGAAGATGGAGGAACATTAAATACAATAACTTTACAACAATATACTCCAAATAGAACTTATTTAGAAGTATTAGCCGATCCTAGTTTAGAAATTGAATCAGTTATTGATAACAATACAACACAACCTGCACAAGGTGGTGTACCCACAAATATTGATGAAAGTATAGTTCCTGAAGATGCTGCACCATCAATTGATAAATTAAAAAACTTTAATATTTAAATAAATGGCAATTTATAAATTATTTCCTGAAAAAGACGCTACACTATATACTCAAAATCCCACAATGAATACAGGATTAGATGAAATATTAGAAGCCTCTACTTACTTATTAAATGATGCTGCCCAAACTAGTAGATATTTAATTAAATTTTCCCAAGATGAAATTAATGGGACATATGATACATACATATCTGGATCTGGTATAAGTAATTTATCAACAACTTCTGATGCCTTATTAACTTCATTAACTCAAAATCCAACAAATTTAACAAATACAACTTATTCTAACATTGGTCTTACTAGTTCTATAGGTGTTGGAATAGGCGCCAGAGCTAATATAACAACAACAGGAAATACAATATCAGGTATTGATATTACAAATAGAGGTAAAGATTATAAAATTGGAGATACTTTAAAGATTTCAAATTTAACCACAACAACTAGTACTACAGCAACAGCATCAATAGTATTAGTGGGAGGAGATTTTATCCCAAGAGATTGGCAATCTAATTTAAAAAATTATGCTGCAGTTGTAACAAATTTAAATTCAACATCATATTTAAAAGTATATCCAGTTTCTCAAAGTTGGGATATGGGTACAGGAAGATTTGGTAATAGTCCAATAACTACTAATGGTTGTAGTTGGACGGGATCAACTGAAGATAAAGAATGGCATGAAGATGGTACTACTTATACTTCATTAACTACTGCATCATATAATAGTACATATGGGGGTAGTGGAGGAGGTACTTGGTATACAGGATCAACTACTTTAAATAATATAGTACAAACTCAAACCTTTACATACTCAAACCCAATAGATTTAAATGTTGATGTAACTAATACTGTAGATATTTGGGTAAGTCAATCTAAGGGAATTAGTGGAGGAGATATACCAAATGAAGGATTTATTATTAAACAAACATCATCTGTTGAATTTATTCCATCTGAATCTCAAGCTTCAACCTTTAAATATTACTCTGTAGATACTAATACAATATATCCACCCCAATTAGAGATAAGATTTGATGATTTTTATTATGGTACTTCCTCCCAAATGCAAACTCTTCAACAATCAGAAGCTTTCATATCCACATATAATAATGATGGTATTTATTTTTCTGAAAGTGTACAAAGATTTAGAATATCTGCTATTCCTCAATATCCTAAAAAAATATTCCAAACATCATCGGGTTATTTAACTAATTATTACTTACCCCAAGACTCATACTATTCTATAAAAGATTCTGAAACAAATGAATATATAATAGAATTTAACAACACATATACCCAAATAAGTGCTGATACAACCTCAAGTTATTTTGATATTTACATGGGAGGATTAGAACCTGAAAGATACTATACCGTTTTATTAAAAACTACTATTGGCGGTACTACAAAAGTATTTGATGAAGATATAATGTTTAAAGTAACAAATGGATAATGGCAAAGATAACATTAAAAGCACAAAGATTTAATAAGGAGAAATTTAACGAAACAGTTAATAAAGAATTTACTCAATTAATTAATACTCCTGATCCTTCATATTTTGATAGAGATTTAGCTACCTTAAATGATTTTTGGTATCTTTATGATAAATTCTTTTATATTATACCTAAACTTGGAGAAGTAGAATCTCATCAGTATCTTGCAAAAACTAGTGGAGAATATTCTGATTTTGCTACAATAAATGATGAAATTAAAGCATTATTAGATGAAATTGCAGAGTTAAGAAGAGAAAATTTAAACTTAATACAAGATGCAACTAATTTAGATACAGCAATAAAAAAACCCTCCTCTACTCTTATCTTAGGGGTAAAAGGACAGAATACAGGTACTAGTATAATAGATAATTCAACAACTCAAGGATAAAAATATGTCAATACCAGTTTCATCATCACTACTTCAGCTTAATGCTGAAACGTTTTTACAAGAAGGATTTGAACTTAGTTTAGATGCTATAGTACCTTCTATAATTTTAACTGGTTCCTTTAGTACTACTACGAGTAAAACTCAATTTTATATATATAATTATGCTAAAACTGTATTATATGAAAATTTAAATTATCAAGCTAATGGGTCATATTTAACACCAGAAAATGTAAATTCACTAACAAACTCTTCATCAAGTTATAACCAATTTGAATTAACCCCGGTTGAGGATGTTTATAATCAAGGATATTCTTCAGGTAAATATTATACTATTTATAATTTTATTAATTATGAGTTAGGATCTGAATTAATTGAAGACAATGAATCATATGAGGGTCATCCTTATTTTTTAAAAGATATATCTGGAGATAGAACAGAAATAAGGATAGCAAATAATTTTTTAACATCTCAACAAATTGAAACTTATTATAATCAATTTACTGAAAAATTAAATGCATTAGAGAATGCTGATGAGTTTTATATATCATTTGGAAATAACCGAAATTTTATTGGTGTAAATTATTTATTAGAAACATCTACAATAGAAGGAAATTCTATTCTTATAAAATTATATAAACCTCTTCCTTCTGATTTTCAATTAGAAGAACAATTACAAATAATCACAAAGGCAGGGGAAACTCAAGCATATGAGGTTGAATTTTCTCCAAATTTAGAATTTATAGATAATTTACTTTCTTTAAAAGGTCCTAATTATAATGTTGCTATTAAAGATAGAGTTAATAATTCTACAAATTTTAAAAGTTTAAATGATTTAATTAATACTAATAGTTCACAATCTTATTATCAATTTAGTCAATTACAAAATCAAAAAGGTATTATTTTAAGAAAAAATTGGGGAGATTGGAACCAATTTGTAAAATATTCTTCAGCAGAACAAAGATTAGATAACTTTTATAATAAATTAGTTTCAATTGAAAGTTCATCTGCTGAATTAGCTGAACTTGAAACTATTACAAATTCAACTACAGCATCAGTAGATTATTCTTCTAGTTATAATAATATTACTAATAATATAAATCAAGTTATTAGTAAATTTGATAGTTATGAATATTTTTTATACTATATAACAGGATCAGAATCGTGGCCTAAACGCACAAACACATATCCTTATGATAATTATTCAGTTACAAGTTCAGCAGGAGTTAATTGGTTTGGGAGTACTAATGAAACGAGTGCCTATTTTAATTCAGGAAAAAATCAAATTTATTCTGCTTCAAGATATGACAATGATAACCAAGATTATTTATATTATTTAATACCACCCTTTATTACAGAAAATAATAGTAACGATCAATATATTAAGTTTGTTAATATGACGGGTCAATCTTTTGATGAGATGTTTATTTATACAGAAGCAGTTGAACAAGTTAGAAATACAAACTCACCATTAACTGGGTCGGTTTTACCTTTAGGATTAGCTGATGAAGTAATAGAATCATTAGGATTTGAAACTTATGCTAATGATTTTAATTCTATTGGGTTTAATGTAAATGGTGTAGGAGTATTTCCATCGACAGGATCAGGGTTAGAATATATTGACCGTTATATAGATATAGCATCTGGATCAGTAATAAATTATTATGACCAACAACAATCAACATTAGGTTTTGTTATAGCTTTAGCTGATCCTTCCTTTCCTTACCCAATTGAAAACTCATCACAGGAAATTTATAAAAGAATCTTTCACAATATGATTTCTCTCGTAAAGAGAAAAGGAACAGTTACAGGATTAAGACAACTAATTAATATATGGGGTGTTCCTAATACAATGCTTCGTATAAGTGAATTTGGTGGAAAAAATAAAGATGATGAAAACGATTATGATTTATGGATGAATCGTTATAGTACCGCTTTAACTACTTATAATAGAGAAGATGGAATAAAACCTAGTGGTTCTATTATGATACCTTGGTATCCATTATTAGCAAATGAAGTACAAACAGATGGTTATGCATCATA